GCATTAACAAACCACCCAATAGGAGTGGCAATTATGGTAGCACCACCATCAAGAACCATAAGCGTAGGGGCCGTAGCAGTCAACACCGTACCAATAATCTCAAGAGTGAGAAGATAAGGTCCGGGTGTGTTCAACACAAAAGAGTTAGCGGTTGAACAATCTTGAATGCCCGTGCCAAGAACAGTGGTGTTGACGGAAGGCCAGAGACTAGCAACAGTAGAACTAGCAGAGTACAGTTCACCACCAACAGGCAAAGGTGAAGCAGTAGGGCTAATGAGCTCAAGCTCATAATGCACAAATAGCTCACCAGCATTAGTGTTAGCACCATAGGCAGAGCTAAAGAAAAGCACTCCCATGTCAGTCGTTTTAAGATCAACAAGTGGACTCACAGTACCTGTAGAAGGCGAAGTAATCGCGAGTGGAGAAGATCCGAAATTTCGGACATAATACTCACGACCATCAGTGGGAACATCAATCATCAACTCAGCCCAAACAGCAGATTCCTCATTGGGTTCAATGGAGAACATTTGCTGATTAGTAATAGGAGTGGGTTGCAACGCATCATAAGAAAACGCAAGGCAAGCACGCCCACTAGCAGAGGTGGCAATTGCTGGAACATAATAGAACTGCAGCTTAAGCCAACGGTACCTGTCATAATTACCGGCCACCGAGTACAGCCAATTAAAGGCTGAACTAAGACCGGGATTAACAGGAAATCGTACGGCAGAAAAGGTGGAAGTTGTACTGACTGCTGAAATAAATTCAGTATGACAAATAACAGTGTTCCCACCTCGGATCTTGTAAGTTGGTTTTGCCATATTAACAGCTCTGCCAAAAGAGACAGGTGCTGTCGTAAGCAAATCACGACTCATGCCAGAAGACTGTCTGGACTTATTTTTATTTTTCTTCTGCTTATTCGCAGGTTTCGGGACATTTGGACGCATAGCGGGTTTATTAATTCGGGTAGACATAGTTAATATAATAAACTTATGCCTGGTTCATCAACGTAGTGCTGTCTTGGGATGGGTATCAATACCACATCCTCAAACACTGCGCTGTCGAAATAACGTTCCAACTCAACTTGCTCATCGGGCAAAACACCAAACGCGTAGTAATAACTAACTCTCGACGAAGGAGTGACGACAGCAGTACCCAATTCATTGATTTTGGTATACATAGAAGTACCACGATAAACATGGTCTTTAAACTTCTGGTCACTCTTTGTGCCAGCACGGAGATATGCTCTATAGAAGCTCTCCTGCACTGGCGACCCACTAGCAAGGGAAGATCCAGCTTCACCAACAGCATGCAACCATTTACGGTACACATTATTGTTTTGAATCGGGACCATACACATAGTGTCCTTGGTAAGAACAGTGGCATGGTTGCGAATCATACGCCAACCACTGCTTAACTGCACGGGTCGAGTTTGGCAAAATTCAACTTGCTCGAATTCATAAACTGGTGTCTC